CATGGTAGTGGCGGGGGCCAGCTTTGACGCCTTTGTCAGCAACGGGCTGAACGACCTGTCTGCATCGGAAGTAAACGCAGAAGTAGACACGGCGCTTGCCGATTACGACGCACCGACGAAAGCAGAGTTGGATTTAGGACTGGCGGGGCTGAACGACATCAGCACCTCAGACGTAACAAACGCAATCACCGGCGAACTAGGAAGCATAGCAGAAGCGGTATGGGATGAGGCCCTAAGTGGACACACCACAGCAGGCACCACAGGAAAGGCACTGTCGGATACCGAAAGTGCTGCAGGAAGCACCCTGTCAGCAGTCAACGGACTGAACGACCTTTCCAGCGCAGAAGTGACAACCGCCTGCACATCGGCCCTCAACAGCTACGACCCACCTACGAAGGCAGAACTGGACAGTGGTCTTTCCGGAATCACCGCCTCGATTGATCCAGAGGACGTAAAAACGGCTTTAACAGCCCAAGGCTACACAACCACCCGAGCAGCCAAGCTAGACAACCTAGACGCCGCTGTAAGCTCTATAGGGGGCGCTGTAGGAGCTGGAGCAGTCGAATACACCACTGACGAGTTTCAGGACTCTCAGGGGAATCCTCTGCCCGGTGTGGACGTATGGGTGACAACCGACAAAGCAGGCAACCATGTAGTAGCAGGGGCTCTCCAGACAGACGTAACCGGGAAAGTGACGTTCAATCTGGATGAAGGCGATTACTACCTGTGGGCACAAAAGCCGGGACGCATCTCATCGGTAAGCGCATTGGAATTTTCGGTGGCCGCATGGGGTGGGTGGACATCAACAGGCGACGACGAGGATTACGGAGACTTTTAATATGGCAGAAACCAAACGCATTTCACGCAGGAAGGGAACGACAGTAGCGGCAGCGACAGCAGGCTTTGTCGAGGCAGAGCTGGGCGTGGACATCACGCAGAATAAGGTGCTAGTACACCTAGATGACAAGCTGTATTACCAAGACAAGACCTTCCCCACCACCACAGCCCTTATCAGCTTCCTGAACACATTGGGCGGTAGAGTAGCCAGTGGAGAGGTGTTTACCACAGCAGGCAAGACCACAGAGGGCGACGGAGGGGGAGGTACATTCATCATCGAGGCCACAGGCACAGCTAATGGAGGCACTGTCATTGCGCTGGCTGATGGGCGGTATGCTCGAATGACCAACTGGACCGGGAATGTGCGGGTCTTTGGGGCCAAGGGCGACGGCGCTACGGATGACACCGCCGCAATACAGGCGGCTATAGACGCTGAGGATTACGTCTACATTCCAGCGGGCAGGTACAAGATCAGCGCCAAGATAACGCTAAAGAGTTTCGTGGAAGTTGAAGGCGCAGGACATGAGCAGACCCAGCTGTTTTGGGTAGGTGCGGAAGGGGGCACCATGATGGGCATGACAGGAGCGCGCATCTACGGAGTAAAGCTTCATCGCTTTGGCCTGGACTGTGACGCTGTTGCTGATGTGGGACTTGATGAGGCGTGGATGAGCAACTGCACATTTGAGGATGTGTTTGTGCGGAAACCGGGAGAGATTGGCTTCTGGGTTCACAGTGGCCTCTATGATGGCGAGGGTTACACCTATGTGGGCGCTCCCTGCTACTACAACCGGCACATTCAATGCCGAGTCTGGGCAGGGCCATCACTGGCTGCTGATGGAACTACAGGGTCTGGGGCTGTCGAGCTGACAGCTGCGGTATCTGATGGAGAAGTGACAGGGATTACAGTGGATATTGGAGGAACCTCCTACACCCTGGTTGATCCCGCCTACGTCATCATCATAGGAGACGGAGAGGGGGCCACGGCGGAAATCGCATCCGTTGATGGCGGTGGAACAATCACGGGTATCAACGTTACCTCTCCGGGTTCCGGTTACACTTGGGCTGTCGCTACAGTAGCCAAACGGGACTACACCAAGCTCTACTGCAAGTATGGCTTCCTGATTGCAGAGAACGGTAACGGACATGTCTTTGATCGCTGCAGCGCCGCTTGGGCTACCTTTGGGTTTGCCTTCGAGGGAGGCCAAGGGAGCGACATGATAGACCCAGAGGATGACGTAGCTAACCAGAATACCCTCATTGGATGTTCCTCCGAAACCTCCTGCGTAGGAATCCTTTACAACGGGGAATACAACACGGTTATTGGTCACCGCATGGAAGGTGGAGCTATTGCCCACCTCTGGGGTAACAGCTCCCGCGCGCGGTATAATACGATAATCGGAACGACCTACTACACCTCGCCGCTTCTTCGCTATGGGAACGAGCCTTCGAGCAGCATGGGGAATCAGGTCTTTGACTACTCAGCCCCAGATCCAAACTTAGGGGATGTGCTGGTAGATAACCTGACGCTCAACACCAGCACTGGCACAAAGAACATCAACCTCCACACGGGAGCAAGTGTCGCAGCTATCAGGTTCGGCCTTAGTAACAACTTGCGGATGCTGTTGGCTGATGAGGCAACAGGATGCAATTTCCAAGCTTACTCGGGGAGCAACTTCAAAAACCTGATGCACCTAATCGCGCACACGGCGTCTACTCCCCCCATCATCAAAGCGGAAACAAATGCGGTCATGCAGGTGCCGCGTGGGACAACTGCCAATCGTCCTGATGTGTCTTCACTGAGCGGTGGCGACAAGCTCGGCGCGCACTACTTCGACACAACCTTGGGCAAGCCCATCTGGCACAACGGCACCAACTGGGTCGATGCAACCGGAACGACTGTCTAAGCCATGCTCAATCACTTAAAAACCTTCCTCTGGCCCAAAGACACCTTCAGCCGAGCAATCGTGTTGATCGCCTACGCTATAGGTGCGGCGATTGTAGCAAGAGGCGTTTATGACCTGCTGACCATGTAACCTTTATGCCATACGTACTACCACCAGCAGCATCACCAGACGCCTACGCCACAGTAACGTATGAGGACGTAGAAAAGGCGTTTGCGGCAAACATAGGGGTGGAATACACCCGACTGTTCTCAGCCGACCAAGAGCTGTTTAAGCAGTATGTAAAGCGCCACCTACGCCGGATATGGCGCTTCACCCACTGGCCTGAAGTCTTCGAGATACTAGCCAAGCCAGTCTCCGACGATGGGGAGATAAGCGCCCTCTCTGACGTAGGCGACATTATGGGCATCTTCGACAGCGATCCCTGGTCCTCTGAAGCGCCCGTATCCTACCAGTACGACATGGCCCCCGACTCCATACGGGTAATGGGGAACAGCGTGGCGAGTCCTGTATATTTACTCTCAAGAAAGAGGGTTCCCGACTTTGACACAGCAACCGACGAAGTATCTGCCCGGTTCTACAACTACCTTTCACTGGCCGCAGCCGCAGACTGGCTCATCCACGACGAGCAATTTGACAGGGGCAGGCAACTGAAGGCAGAGGCAGAAGAAGCGTTACTGGAGGAAGCCGAAGAACTGGAACGGCAGGAACAACAGACAAAAACCACCCGCATAAGGCTGTATTACCAATGAGTGACCGCACGATAGTAAGAAATTTCGAGAACGAGCTACTGCCAATCGTAGACTCCGCAGGGGCCGTAGTATCTGGAACAGAGGATACGGTAACAGCAGGGTCTACCGCCGCCGACCTCATCACGGACCTTCACGAAGAATGCCGGTATGTCTGGATCAGTGTTACCGTAAACAATGCCATCTTTAGACTAGGAGACGTTGCCAGCGCCACAGAAGGAATGTTATGGACGGCAGGCACCAACCATGTCGTTCACCGCAGGGTAGCAGAGCAGTTGAGCGTTATTCGCTCAGGATCATCAGACGCCACAATCTATGTGATGCAACTGACCCTCTAACCCAATGACACAGGATGAAGGCAGCAAACTACGCCGTGGGGATAAAGTCTTCTACAACGACGGCAAGAGAAGCCTTCCCCTGTGTATGATGGTTGCCCAATCCCTGACAGACCAAGACGCCACTGCCACTGCTGACTACATACTGGTAAAGGAAAGACAAGGCACCCCGGTCTTCGACGTTCCCATAAGGTGTATTCACACCACAAGGGAAGAAGCATTATGGCAGATCACAAAGGAATCAGAGGAGCGGGCGCACGTAGCAAAGACGGAACTGAAACTGATGAGCGAACGAGCACACCAAGCCCGCAATGAGCTATTCGTAGAGCGTGCCAGAAAGGAGCTAGGCAAGTGAGATGTTCGGCCTATTCGCTACCCTACTCTCCACCTTGGGCGCTACCGGCATGGGAAGCATCCTCAAGATCGTTGCCGGCATCATCGACTCAAGGGCTGCTGCCAACGAAGCAAGGGAGAAACGGGAGATGCTACGGGAAGCGCAATCCCGAGAGCTGGACATCCAATGGGCTGCTACGGTCTTTGGTGCGGATACTGAAAGCCAGCACTACGGCAGGGCTACTCGGCGCATTATCGCTATCATCGGGGTGTGTATCTTCGGCGCCATCGCAATCCCCTGCGCCTTCTTCCCATACGCAGAGATCATCACATTCAAGCTCCCCGAGCACACCCAACCACTACGACTACTTTGGGGCCTCATCACTTTTCCAAGCGGGAGCGATCCCACAGTCAGGATCACTTCTGGACACCTTGCCATTATGGCGCTCACCCAACTTGGACTGATATTCGGCTTCTACTTCACACCGGGCGGAAGGAAATGAACACAGACTCAATGAAAGCACTCATCGGATACTGCGCTTCCCTGACCTTTGGCGGGGTATCTCTACTCTCAGCCATACACTACGCCACCGGCCTTGTGGGTCTAATGGGTGCAATAATGGGCACGATAGGGGCCTACTACACTTTCCGCATACAGCGCAGGCGATGGCTACACCCACAGAAAGGCAACTGAATGCCAGCGCCTTTGATAGATGGCGACCGGGGCTTTGTGGGGGTGGACCTGAGAACCGACCCTTCACTGCTAGGACCGACGATAGCGGCAGAGGCGAAGAACAAAGTATTCGTCAAGGGCATCGCAGAGACCCGTAAAGGGGTCTATACGGCCACCTGGGCCAACCAGGTAGGCGTGACCTTCCCCATTACCTTCCCTGCCGTTTTCGACGCGCCTACAGGCTGGAGGAACGTTTATCACACAATCTGGTTCCGCGACCCCAACCGCAGAAACTACATCCTGATAGCCTCCGACAAGGGAGTGTACCGAGTAAGCCCATCAGGGCAGATACGGATACGCACGCCAGAGGCCATAGACGAAGCCTGCTACATGGTGCAGGTATTCGATGTGGTGCTCCTGTTCAGGGGCACACTCAAACAGCCGTGGAAGTGGGACGGCGATCCAGAGAACGACTTTGAGCCGATAACGGAAATCGACAACAGCGATGCGAAATACTCTGCCAGCGGCACACTCCCGATACCCAACGCAACCCGCGCCATCGAGTATCAAAACCGCCTCTGGGTACCAAGGGAAGACGAACTGCACGTCTCAGACATCTTCGATTACAGTCGTTACGATCCTATATACAGCCAGTTCTACATAGGGGAAGGGACGGCAGACGACATCGTAGCCCTCTCCCCCTACGGCGACCGTAGCATGGTGATCTTCAAGGGCAGCAGCATTCACCTGCTCAGCAACCTCTATGGCGACTACGCCACCAATGCCAGACTGGACGAAATCACAAGAGAACGCGGATGCGCCTCGCCGGACACCGTAGTCAACACCGGAGAAGACCTCTGGTTTCTCAGCTACGATGGCGTCTATACCATACGGCAGGTCCTGGAGAACAAGCTGACTGGAAGCTCACAGCCAGTCTCAGAGGCCATACAGCCCTACATCGACCGCATCAACTGGAGCCTCAAGGAGAGGTTCAAGGCCACCTACCACGACAACAAGTATTTCCTGAGCGTAGCCCTCGATGGCAGCAGCGTATGTGACACCCTGCTCGTCTATGACTTCCTCAACCACAAGTGGGCAGGATACTGGACAAGCGGCTTCTTCGACATCGGCTATCTCGTAAGGTATCCAGTATCCGGCAAAACCCGCCTATTCGCTATAAACGCTACAGGCGTCAGCGACAAAGAAGGTGCGCTGATGATGCTGGACGAAGGATTCAGCGACGAAGTGCTGGGAGAGGAAGCGCAGATCAGCGACCTACTGCTGACACGGGGATACACCTACGGCGAAGCAGGCCACAAACGCTTCAAGAGAGCAGAGGTGCAGATAAGCACCTGGAACCCCACCTTCAGCATCGAAGCCATCAGGGATGGGGTGAACGAGTCTGATACACTTGTCAGCAACGAGACAAAGGACAGGACGAAGTATTACCTAGCCAACCGGGATGATTACGACACGACGAACACCAATGACGATCATGGTCAACCCTACAGGGAGGATTATTCAGTCCCACTCACCGGCAATCTATTTCTCGGTGACAACGGAATCAACTTCGACGCCCACCAAACCGCGACAGAACCATACGTCCTACGAGGAAGCGGAGAGTATCTTCAACTACGGATCACCAATACCCAAGGACGATGCTCAGTGAGAAAGACCACCCTCAGGGCCATGTCCATTGAGCAGCAGGTAAGGAGAAAAGTATGAGCCGATTTCAAGTAGACAGCAGCAACGAACTGCCAAACCCCGCATCCATCGAGGACTTCAACGCATGGGCCGAAAGCCTGAAGCCTACGGCAGATGTCGTGGACAGCGGGACGCTGGAAGTCAGCAGCGACAAGATACGGTGCAAGACCGTCGTTCCGCGCTGGGTTACGGTGGAACTGGACTACGAAGACTTCAGTAAGGCGGCGCTGACCTCAGATGACGTAGAAGTGATCCAGTTGCCCGCAGGAGGCATCATTCACATGGTTTTGGTAGATGTGCCTACGGCCTTCACGAAAGCCGCTGAGGCAGCCTTTACGAGCACCCTTGTGCTCAATGTGGGAACAACCGCAGGAACCCCCACCGAGCTTATCAGTGGAGCCGACCTAAAGACCGCCACAACCACAGCCCCGGCAGAAGAATACTATTTAGCCAGCGGAAGCGCCAACGGACTACTCACCCGCAACGCACCCACCACCGTTATCTGTAACGCCGTAAGCGGAGCGACGGACAACTTGGACAAAGCAGAAGCGGGAGCAGTAAAGATTCACCTCTACTACAGCGTTGTATCATGAGCGGAGAAATAAGCATCAACCCCGGCAAAACCTTCGCAGCAGACGAAGTAGTCACCCTTTCCAAACTCAACCAGCTAGGCCGCCCGACAGCCCGAGTAGAGACCGGAGCTATTGGGACGCGGGAGCTGGCGGATGGTGGAGTGACGGTGGACAAGCTGGCAGATGGAGTAGCAAACCAACTGGCGGCCAGTCTCACTCTGGGCAACAACGCCATCACCACGAACATGCTGGCTAACGAGGCGGTGACGCTGGATAAGATGGCCGATTGGGACGGTATCACCAGCATAAGCTCATCGACCTTGGACATAGCCGATGGGCTAGTATTTAACTACAACTCAGCCGACCCTATTTTCATTTCAACGATCAACAATAAGGCTCACGCCGTTGGAAAGATCGTAACCATTCACTGCGCGGGAGCGGGCTATCTCGTTCTGGACGGAACCCTATTCCCTGATGGTGTTCTGCGAGAGGTCGACACGAACGACATCATCCTGATAACCCCCCTCTACCCTACGGGACCATATTGGGCAGTAGTGAGGAAATGGGATAATTCAATGAATGACTTCATAGAAACTGACTAGCGCAGGAGCCTTTGTGTAATGACTGACGCACCCGTAGCATTCCCTGCAATGGACCTGCTGGCGCAAATGAAGCCCGGCGACTCCATTGACATGCCCCACATCTCACAGGAGGAGATTGAGGAAATCGAATGCCTGATGCTGGAGCACACCACGCTAGGAGAGCAGGTTGTAGAGCCAGCGACGCCCACGCAGAACCACTTTGCGCCCGGTATGTATGTTCGGGAGATGTTCATTCCCGCAGGCTCAATGTTGGTAGGTAAGGCGCACGTTCACGAACACCTGAACATCCTCCTAAGCGGGAGCATGTACGTCCGCATGGAAGACAAGCTACACTACTTCAAGGCCCCCTGCATCTTCAAGAGCGGGGTGGGAACGAAGAAAATAGGCTATCACCCCGAAGACACCCGATTTGCAACGGTGCATGTCAATGAGGACGACGAAACAGACATAACAATTTTAGAGGCCCGCTACGCCCTATCCTCAGAGAAGGTGGAAGCGTGTCGCAAGAGGCTAATGGAACGGCGCACACAGGAGGTAGAATGACTTGGTGGAATGCAGCAATGATCGCTGTGCAGGTAGGAGGCACACTCTTACAGCGCGACGATAACAAGGATGCCGCTAGAGACGCTACCCCGGATGCTACCCGAGTCATAAACGACACCATCGCCGGGTATAACAACACCCGCCAAGGACGCGGTGGAGCAGCGCAGAACGACGCATTGGCTCTTATGGGGCTGCAAGACCTTGCGTTGACGGGAGGGCAGGCGCAAAACAAGGCGATGGCCGATCTAGATGCGTGGTATCAGGCAGACCTGAGAACGCAGCGACAGCAGGCGACCAAGAACGGCAAGCTGGACCCGAACTTTCAGCCCATCGACAAAGCAACGTGGCTACAGCAGAAGGCTCAGGATCACCCGGAAAACCCGGTGATTCAGGAATACATGCGCTCCACCTCTGCCATAGGGCAGCTAGAGGGCATAGCGCCACAGATTGACGCAATCAATGCAGGGAGTAACCGCGCCCTACGCGAAGCAGACCTAGCAGACGCAGAAGCCAACGCAGGACGCTTTGGAGCGATAGACAGAGCTGCCAACCCTGAACTGTATGGGCAGTTGGACAACCTACAACGCCCTGATGCAACGGCACAGAATTGGGCAGACCAGCAGATGCGCGGCAGCCTCGAAGGAGGTCCCGCACAGCTCAACCAAGACATTGCCAGCCTTGGAACGCCCAGCGCAATGGGGGCGCAGGCACAGAACCTTGCCATGCAAGGCGGGCAACTGGCAAACGCCCCAAGAGCGCAGTTTGACACCAAGGCCATAGGCGCACCCAGCTATGACTTCATCCAAGCCGATACACTGGCAAGACGACAGCCACAGCGGGCAGCGGATCAGGCATCGAACTTCCAAGGGACCATCGACCAGCTTGGGCAAGCCCGCAACGCCAGAGCACAAACCAGCCAGAGCAACCTACTACGCCAAGCCGAACAAAGCGCAGGGGCGCGACTGGCGAGTGGTGGAGCACTAGGAGCAGACGAGACCCGCAACATCCAGCAGGACGTTCGCGGAGCCTTTGCCGACCGGGGCATGGGGCGCAGCAACGCCAGCATCTTCTCTGAAGCGATGAACCTTGAAGGCGCACGCAGGCAGAGGCAGCTAGAGAACGAGAGCCAAGCCACGCAGATAGCGCAAGCGGGGGCTAGTGAGCGCATGGCGAACGCCGACCGTGGCACCAACGTAAGTCTGAGTAATGCCGACAGAGACATCTCCCGCCTTGGACTGCAAGGCAGCCTGATAGGAGCGCAGGCCAACACAGCCTTATCACAGGCGCAGCAGAACGAACAGTTCCGCCAAGGGCAGATACAGAACCTCATGGGCATGGATCAGGCCCAGCGGGACCGGATGCTACAGCAATACAGCGCCGAGATGGGACTGTACGACCGCAACACAGACCTGAACTTCCGCATGGCCGACCAAGCCAACCAGGAACAACAGCGGCAGATCGGGAACCTTGCAAACCTAGACCAGCAGCAGCTACAGCGAGGTCTTGCCTCGCTAGGGATGGAGCAGAGTCAGTTTGGACTGAACCAAGGGGCGCTTCAGAACTACCAGCAGCAGCTTGCCCAACAGCAGGCGCAGGCAGTCTCCAGAGGACAGCTCAACTTTTCCAATGACCTCGCTCAACTAGGGGCATGGCAGAACATGAGGTAAGACCCGTGGGGCAGTCTCACAGCGCGACAGTCGCCAAACCAGAACCTCAACAGCCAGGCACTAGGAATGGCGCAACAAACGGCTACGCCTAACTACATGGGCTTTGGCGATGTGAGCAGCCTGAATAACGCCCTGACCGCACAGCAAGCGCAGGTAATGATGGGATTGGCGGGGGCCAACAACGCAGCCACAGGAGGCGCACTGGGAGGCATAGGCGGCATCCTCGGAGGACTGGGTGGTGGTGGCGGCGGTGGCGGTGGAGGTATCTTCGACAAGATAGGTGGATTCTTAGGAGGTATATTCTAATGGCACGCTTTGACACAGGATCGCTTGGAAGTGTAAACACCGCACCGTGGGTCTCTGGCACGCAGACAATGGCTCAAGGGATGACGGCGTTTGGGCAGGCGTTCGGTGACATGCAACGGCGCAAGCAAGAGAAGGCCGAGAAGGAAGCCCGAGAGGCAGAGGCGGCCAAGTGGGTGCTGGCGTCGATGGAGAGTCAAGGATTAGAGGTTCCCCCTGAACTGGCAGCGAAAGCCGGAGAGAAGGGGAATGCAGGAGCCTTGCTAGACGCCCTTCCTGCGATGATGAAGATGGCCGAGGAAAAGCGCCTCAGGGAAGAAGCCGAACAGAGCGCCCGCTACATGGAGTCGATCATCAAAGCAAATGACGCCAGAGAAGAAGCGAGGGCCAGAGAAGCAGCGGCTTTACAGGGGATTACCGCCTCTCCTTGGAGAGATGATGTGCCCCGTTCTGACCGCTACATAGGCGCAGGGGGCATGGACCCACAGATGCTGGCAATCTTCATGGGGCAGGAACAGCCGCCGTGGCAACCGACGATTCAGGATGTAGGCGGCGTTCCGATGATTATGACCAGCCCGAGAAGCGCACAGGTGCTTAACAATGGCGGTTCACAAGGAACACCGAAGGAGTTTGAACAGCTTCTCATGAAACTGCGTGACCCAAATCTAACTCCTGAAGAACGCCAGCATATAGAGGGACGCTTGATATATCTGCAAACGAAGAGCGGTGGTGGAGGTGGTGGAGGCGGGGGTGTTGTTGATCCACTGGAGCGAGCACGGCGGACGATAGAGGGACTATAATAAATGGCAGGACTCCTACAAGCCTCCCCTTTAGAACGCGCTCGGGCTATGCCAGAGCTTGTGAAGCTCTATTGGGAAGGGCAAGGCGTGACGCCTTCTGTCTACGACCAACTCGACGATGAGACTAAAGCGAAGGGCAGGGAGAAGGCGCTGGCGTTTTACCGCGAGCAGCATCCCGACCTCTTCCAAGTAGAAGCGGTTCCAGCGAAACCCCTGAAAGTAGAGACACGGACAGGGCGCGTTCTTGAGGGCCAAAAGGCAGAAAGCTACCGCAAGCTCATCAACCCCACTGCTGCTGTAGTGCAGGAGGCCACTGAACCGGTTTACAGGCCCCTTTTAGACGAGCCTACGGAGAGAGCCATAGAGTTCATCAAAGCGGACGTTCTAAAGCCTTCTGACGTGCCTCGCGAAGAACTAGCAGACTACATCAGGCTTGTGCGTCTGGCCGCGCCCGAAAAGGCTGACGAATGGACCAAGCCCATTAAGGACGAACTTGAGGCGGCAGGCATTGGGAAGAACCACTATAGCGCCAAGAGCTTCATCCGCAGTATGGGAGACGGGGTAGGCCCCATCAGCCCTACCAAGTGGGCCGATAAAATCGCAGAGTTTCATGAGGCTGAACCAGACGAGAACTACGAGAAGTGGAAGCTGGTCTATGCTGATATAGATAAGGACATGCGCGAATGGGGCGCAGTGGGTGGCGTAGTAGCAGGCGGTGGCATAGGAGGTACAGCCATCAAGGGGCTACAACTGGCAGGCAAGACCTCCCTACTGGCCAACCTTGTAAGCGCAGGGGTAGTCGATGCAGCATACGCAGATGAGCTACCGGGCATCAGCGCACAACTGGCAGGGGTAGCACCAGATTCTACAGCAGGAAAGGTAATTACAGGGGCAGAGGGGATGTTCCTTGCGAGTATCTTCAACATCGGTCCCAAAGTGGTGAGGAAGATGATGGGCAAGCCTTGGAGCGAAGTCCCAGGGATACTTTCAGAGGCAGGCATACCCAACGCGAAAGAGGCTTTAGGGAAGGCAGCTAACAGAGAAACACTCGACACCATAGCCGACGCCAAGGGGATACCAGCTGCTGACGGAGCGAAGAGCGCATACGTAGAGACCCGCCAGATGCTACAAGAGCCGTGGTGGGCAATGGACGATGCGTATGCGGCTATGGCAGAAGGAGCTGCCAAGCCAAAGAAGCCCTCCCTTCTGGCAGATCAGAAGCGGCAAGCGGATGCGGTGCTATCGAATGTTCGCGAGAAGTTTCAAGACCCTTGGGTAAGGATCAAGCAGCTACGGGACCAGGAAGGAATCAAGTTTACAGACGCCACCGACCCCTACCTGTCAAAACGCCTCCTACAACCACAGATCAATGCTGTGCTTGAGGGGGTAAAAGACGAGTATGAGAGCGTTCTGAGAGACGTAGTAAAGTTTGAGCAGGGGGCAAAACTTCCACAGGGGCAAGCGTCCCAAATGGTCAACGACTACCTGCACGCCAGACACGCACCAGAGCGCAACGCAGTGCATGGTGATGGCGCAGCAGGACTGACCAACGACGAAGCCAAAGAAATCCTGTTCAACCTCAACCAGCGGGCAGACTTCCCTGAGATAGACCGACTGGCAACGCGAGTGCAGAACATGAACAACCGGACGCTGGACATCCTGCGTTCGGGCGAGCTGATAGACGAGGCCACCTACAACACACTCAGGGAGACTTACAAGCACCACGTTCCCCTAGCCCGCGTGATGGATGATGTTGAGGACATCACCGGCAGCTTGTTTGGAACAGGACCAGGGGCGAATGTCCAAAGCTCAGGACTGCGAAAGGCACATGGGTCAGACAGGGCGGTGCTGCCCATCATGGAGACGGTGGCGCAAAACCTGACAACCGCCGTACGTCGCAGCCAGACCAACCTTTCCAACCTTACCAGCCTACGTTTCTTCCAGCAGAACAAGGAACAACTCGAAGGACTCTTTGAAGTCAGCAAGCCTAAGCCAATAGGCAAAGGATGGGCGGGTAACGTCCTCTATGAGCCAAAGCCCAAGGATGCGCTGGCAATGCGGCAGAACGGCAAAGAAGTCTATCTACGCATCAAAGACCCGCAACTGGCAGCAGCCTTCCAGCATACTAACCGAGAAACCGCCAACCTCTTCCTGAAGGCAGGCATGGCCCTGCAACGCTACAGGGGAGCAATCCTTACCCGCTTCAATCCAGAGTTCGCTCTGAGCAACAAGCTGAGGGACATGCAGGATTCGACGGCAAACATGCTGAAGGAGGTCAACGCATCCGAAGCCCGCAAGGTGACAACGGAAGCTCTGACAGACATGAAGAGCGTGTATCAGTTCTTGCGTGGACAGGACACCGAAGGCGCGAAGCTCTACCGGCAGATGATCGAGGACGGCGGTTCCGCAGGAGGTGTCGCCCTATCGACCACACAGAGCATTGTGGAAAGCCTGCGTAAGCTGGAGAAGACAGAACGGTCCTCATGGCGCCGCAAGATCAGGGCAGTGGACAACCTGTTCAACAGCTACAACCAACTCTTTGAAGACTCAACCCGCCTCTCTGCCTACAAGATCGCACTACAGAACGGGAAGACCCGCAAGCAAGCGGCCCTGATAGCGCGAGACGCATCCTTTGACCCGCTACTAGTGGGCACACACGGCGAGGCACTGAAGGCCAGCTACCTATTCTTCAACCCAGCCCTACAGAGCGCGAAGAACGCACTGAAGACCTACAGGAACCCCAAGCGACTAGGGATAGTGGCAGGAACGCTAGGTTCGGTTATGTGGACAGCAGACACCATATCCCGCATGGTTGATCCCGACTACCGGACAAAGGTAGGCAACAGCGCCTCCCGCAACATTCCGATTGTTTACGGCAAAGAAGAAGACGGCTCGCTGAAATACTTTGCTATGCCCGTAGGATACGCTGCGCTACCACTGAAGCGCACCCTGGACTACATGCTAGGCATTGACGACGTAGGGCAGAAGGGAGTTGCCCACGCCGCAACGGAAGTAGCCGCAGCCTTCATCGACTCCTACAACCCAATGGGAGGCGGGGGCCATCCTCTTACCAGCTTTATCCCGACTCAGTTCTCAGTGATACCGGCAAGGGATATTACAAACCTACTGTCCAACAGAGACGGACTAGGAAACCCCATCCGGCCACCTTGGGAGGAAGCAGAGCACAAGGAGAACTACAGCAAGTATTACCGCTGGACGGCCAAGGAACCCATTGGACAAGCTGCCATAGCAACTGCTAAGAAGCTGGATAAGCTGGGCATCGAGGTATCTCCAGAGGATCTTGTCTACACCTACGAAGCAGCTACCGGAGGCCCCGGCAAGATGGTAAGGCAGGCCATGAAGGCAGTGTCTTTGATCGCTACAGGCAAGGGGCAGGTAGAGAAACGCGACATCCCATTTGTAGGACGATTCTTCAAAGAGGTTCCGGCAGAACTGGCAGAATACCGGCAGAACCAATCATCTACCGTAGAAAGCGCCACAAAGCAGGAGAATACCCGCGTATCGGAGATGCGTAAGGATATGCAGAACCTCGCGGATGAACTGTTAGCTAACCCAGACGATAGGGCAGCCCTATACCAAAGCGCACTAGACTCAGGCAGGCTGAATGCCGAATCGGCAACCTACCTGGAGGGGCACTGGAAGGAGCGCATGAAGGGGCTTACGAAGGACGATAAGATGCTGCGAAGCCTTGGAGTTGCCAACATGGCCCGCGCCAAGGTGATCTACTACGATGTGCTGCCATCGCTCCCACAGGAAGAGTGGGTGCCATATCTCAGCGGTCTCATAAAGAAGGGTATAATCTCTGAGACGGTTGAGCAACAGCTTCAATTCCTACGGCAGCAGGATCAAGCACAGCAAAACTAATTTGCCTGATCCGGCGTTGGGGCACCCTGCTCCGCGCGCTTGTTGTTCCAGTAGTTCTTCACCAACTCGTCTGATGCCCAAAAAATAGGGATGGCGAACGGCATCCCATCAGACGCTCCCTTATAGACAAAGTAGGCGGGCTCGCCCTTGCGTGTCATGACTATCGCTCCTTCATCAGTCGCCACCACCTGGTAAGCAGGCAAGGAGTGGACGTATCTCCAGCCGATGAATGATCCCGCAACAACAGTGCAGGCGGCAAGTGCAAACCAAGACCAAGAGAGTAGTGTTTTCATGATTTTGTCTTTCTGAATGGATTGCTGACTAGAAGTGAGACTCCGAGAGTCGCCAGAAAGAAGATGGGGTGAACGCCGTAAACGAAGCAGACCACGTAGAAGACGGCGATAGCGACTAGGACAACGGCAGTATTGGAGAGTAGTTTCTTTTTCATGGTTAGGAGTAATGTAGTTGAGTGTCGTTAATTGGCGCTTATTGGGTGAACAAATGTTTCACTTGGACTTGAAACTTTCATGCGATCTGCTTGTTATCGCACTTGCAATGCCCCACAACCATCTCCGCTGTAAGCCCGCTTCCTTTTACTACCGCAAATCCGTAAGAGAGTCGCGAACTCTCAACGGGACCAAGGCCCTGGCCTTGATGCTCGTGGATGAATTGGAACTTCTGAAAGAACAAGTGCGATCATTGGGCGGCATCCCTGAGCGGATGTATGACGCCACTAGGATTGGTCCAGACGCTCGCGTAGAGGATGTCCAGCATGGCGAGCAAGTAGGTTAACTGCCCGTTCCGGCAGAGGTATCTCGAGATTGTTGAGGATTGCGGGGTATTCGGGAGCGATTCGTGGCCTCCTTTAAAATCTCGTCAACAGAGGCGTTATCGCCTGCCTCGTAAGCATCGACAGCCATCTCAAGTAATATACGTATCGCCTCCGAGCGATCCCGTAGTCGCATGGCGTCCTGTATCTTGCTCACTCTCTCCAGCAGTGAGTCTGGATAGCGGATGCTAAGTTGAGTCATTGGCTCTTTCGTCATCACATCCCATCGTAATCCAAAAAATTACATCGCGGAAAGAATATTTTGTGTTGACTTAGTAACCCAACGAATCACAATGCATCCCAACACATCCATGAAGGACGACATCACCCAAACATCCGTAAAGATTCCGACTCATCTGCTAGAGCGCATCCAACGCATAGCAGATAGAGAGCATCGGTCTCGCAATGCACAGATAGTCTTTTTTTTGGACCAGATCACATCCCAATGGGATGCAACCACTGAATCAAAGGACTACCCCAATGGCAACTAAGGCACTACCTCAAGGAAGCTGTAACTTCCCTGTGAACATGCCGCGCGAAATGCGTAGGCAGTTGGGCCGTCTGGCATTCGAGTCAGACATGAGCACAGGCGAATACATCCGCCGCCTGATCGAACCAGCGGTAAGGAACGGCATCATCTTTGCCAAGGCATCAGCCAAGGCATCAATCATCGCCATCACCATCACCGGCTTTGCCGCTGTGTGCAATTACAGCCTCACCCCGAATCAAGACCTGCGCCGTGCACCCACAAGGATCGTAGCACGCGGGGTGCGCAAAGAAGTGGAGGCAGCATGAGCTACCAATCCGACCCTTGGGACAAGATGCTTGCGGAAGAAGCGAAGGACCGCGCCCGCAAGAAGCGCCTCTCTCGCCGCGAGTGGTGGGAGATCATCTACACAACAACCATCCTGTTCGCCGTGTGCTACGGGATCATATTCGCCTTTCAACACATACTCCAATGAGCACCGTAGCCTACCACAACGTAACTGACCTACAGGAAGTGGCAGACGAGAACGCCCCCCTGAGATTGATCCTGAAGGAACTGCAAGCGGTGAAGACGGAGCTAGTTGAACTGCGTGATGCAGTGAAGGGCCGCTACATCTCCCCCGAGATGAAGGCCGTGGATGCAGCTAAGGAATTAGTGATGAGTTCCCGGCGCTTCTGGACCGAGATTGTTCACAAAAGACAGCTTTTAGAGCCGATACCGGGCAAGCCACAGTTCTTCAGGCGCAAGGATGTGATGCGCCTGAAGCAACTTTTGGCAAGCGACAGAGCCAAGTAGTGACCGACGATAGCGACAAGAGAACGGCGGGCAGGGAGCCGACACCCTGCCCGCCACCAACAACCTCCTAGAAACCCATGACCTCCGAAGAAGCCAAACAACTCAAGCCCGGTGATGTGGTGTGGCGTGTAACCCCGGTGCTAATCGTGGAGCAGATGGAAGTCGCACACCTAGACACGCTCTCAGATGGCACAGTCTTTATCCACTCTGTCCATGAATGCGCTGTAGATGCACTGGCATACCATTCTGAGCGGGAGGCATTACGGGCTGCTGAAGTGCTTATAGAGCAACGGTTGCGAGTGACCCGCCTGCGACTTCAAGACCTTTAACCCGCCGGGAATCCGGCACTGTTCTTTACCATTTCTCTCTGCTTTGGAGACCCCGGCATGGTGCGGCGGGAGAGCCGCCGACTGGTTAATGGGGTATAGGGACCAATAGAAACACCGTGGGTCTCCAATCTCTTTGCTCACTAGCGGCGCAAACAAAGGCCCATCAAAGGCTACTAGTCGCGCCAGCCTGGCAAAGCAACTAACGCGGCGGTAATAGCCCCGCCCGACGCTTACGGCGCCGTATGGTGCACGAAGCGCCGCCCTAGTGAGCATCCCCTTTTCTCGTCTAACCTCACCCTCTGGGTGTGACAGCCGGGAGAGACCGGCACCAATTTCCACTGACCCACCAACCGCCCTACGGGGCGACAATTTCCAACCCTCTCTTTAGCTATGACAACAGACAACGAAACAGAAGTCCTCAAGAGGGAGGCCAAGCTGCATGAGCTTGAACGCGACAAGGAACGCTTTGAACGAGGCGAACGGACCTCACGCGCTCCTGTAGTCCTCACCATTAAAAGCAATGCGGACCTATTTAGGGATGCAGGGAGCATTCTTCAGCAGTTGATGGCGGGAGGTGCGCGATGAGCGACGAGGAACAACAACTCGACCTCACGCCAGCCCAACAGCAGGCGCCAGAGACCACTGAGCAGACCGCTTTGACTGTTCCTGATGCGGGACAAGTAGGAGCCTGGTGGACAACAGAGAAGGGCTTCGCGCTACTTCAGCGGCAAGCCCGCCTCTTATCGGAAAGCAAGCTGGTTCCAAAGGAATACCAGCGCAACCTGCCAGACTGCGTTATCGCCCTGTCGATGGCCTACCGCATGAACGCTGACCCGATGGCGGTCATGCAGAACCTCTACATTGTCCACGGCAAGCCTAGCTGGTCCTCTCAGTTCATCATTGCTGCAGTCAACTCCTGTGGCCGCTTCAACCCCTTACAGTTCGAGCTATGGGGAGAGGGCGACGACTTCTCATGCATGGCATGGGCGACTGCCAAGGTATCCAAGGAGCGTTATGAAGGCCCGCCGGTATCCATCGGCATGGCAAAGGATGAAGGGTGGTTCGGGAAGAACGGCAGCAAGTGGAAGACCATGCCGGAACTGATGCTGCGCTACCGGGCAGCAACCCTCTTTGGACGCCTCTACGCCCCTGAAATCCTCATGGGTATCAAGACCTATGAGGAAGTCATAGACATAGGAGCGGAGGCTGTGAAACAAACGGAAACCCTAAAGCTGGAGGTTTGATATGACACCAACACCCTTCTCAAAACCCCACCAGACCGGCTGCATCATCGGAGAACCCAACGAGGTTTACCATGCAGACCCAGCCCTTAGCTGTTCGCAGCTCAAGGTATTCGCCAACCGGCCAAGGCTCTACAAGGCGCAGTATATCGACAAGACGTACCAACCCAAGCGCAGTGATGCCTTGGACATTGGTAGCGCCCTGCATGACCTGGTGCTGCTTGGCAGGGACCACTACACCAAGAGCTACGCCGTAGCACCCCACTGTGACCGCCGCACTAACAAGGGCAAAGAAGTATGGCAGGCGTTCTGTGACGAGGCCAACGGCAAGACCGTCCTGAAGGATGAGGAAGCCGAGCAGGTAGAGCGCATGTCCGAAGGCATCCGAAGCCACATTGAAGCATCTGCAATCTTGCAAGGCGGTATGCCCGAGGTGACATGGCGCACACCTCAACTGAAGGGACTACCAATAGCCCTACAGTGCCGCACAGACCATCTGAAAGAAGCGGCAGGCTTCGGCTACACGGTAACGGATATAAAGACCGTCAGCAGCCTAGAAGGATTCTCCAAGACCATCGCAGACTACTCCTATCACATGCAGGCAGGGTTCTACCTCCTGACAATCGCAATCGTGATGGGAGGCAACGCCGATCTGGACAGCCTCTTTGACTACGTTGACGGCTGGCAGTTCATCGCCGTTGAAAAGCAGGAGCCTTATGAAGCAGCAGTCTTCACCCTTGCCCGCCATGCAATCGAACAGGGCGCACGCGAGGCCCTAGACTGCATCAAGCGTCTCTGCGGTTGTATCAACTCAGGTAAATGGCCGATGGCCTACCCTGACGTTCGCGCAATCGACCTACCAGCCTGGTATTACACGCGGGAGGTGGCATGAGTCCATCAGCCCTCTCTCTACCAGACCCCGCACCAGCGGCTATATCGGAAGCCCGCCTACTTGTTAAGGATGCAGTTGAGATATTGGAGGCCAAGACACGCTCAACAGCGCGTGTGGACACTCTATCTCCCGAAGGAAGACTCAGGGATACCGATGTGCCCGTACCATACTTCAATGAAGATCGCTTGTCTTCTGCTGAGTTGATATGGCTCCAACGGGCGCGGCGCTACCTGCAACGGACAGGAGGCAGGTTATGAGCACCCGCTATATCGGCATAGACCCAGGGGCCAGTGGTGGCGTCGCTATCCTGTTCGACCATCAGGCTTTAGCGTGGTCTCTCGGTAAGGAGGCAACCTTAGCGGAGATTATGACTGAGGCTGTCGAGATGGCCCGATGCTGCGACGACCACATCTGCGCGGTATTAGAGCAGGTGAACGCCTTCCCCGGCCAAGGAGTCAGCAGCTCCTTTAAGTTCGGGATGTCCTACGGGATGGCACAAGGCGTCTTAGAGGCCCTACAGATTCCCTACAAGCTCGTAAGGCCGCAGGAGTGGCAGAAGGGGATACCCAACCTGCCTAAGAAGAAGGACGGCGCTACAGCCCACAAGAGGGCGCTACGTGAAGAAGCCAAGCGCCGCTTCCCCCAATGCAAACCAACCTCTGCAACCGCTGATGCCCTTCTACTGGCTGATTGGTGCAGGCAACACTGGAGCGCGTCATGAGCACCCTCACCCATACAGAGAGAGTCATCGCAGCCTGTGCAGAGGCATGGGAGGTGGACATTGAGCAGCTGCTAGGGCGTAGCAGGGGAACCGTGTCGGTATCTGACGCAAGGCACGCGGCCATGCACATACTCTCGACTCGCCACATGCGCTCAGGACCAGAGATAGAGGCGACGTTAAAGCGCCACCGCGTCTCTGTTCATTACGGCAAGACCGCCGCGAGCGTGAGGCTTCAAAACGACAGGGTTTTCAGGCAACGCTACAACGCTGCGCTGGAGCTTATAGGAGGTGAACTCTAATGCCCGTCCAAGGATCATATACCAAGGTGGTATCTGCCGCTGCCAAGGCTTTTGAGGTGCCCTACTGGACGATCAAAAGCCCGCAGAAGCTCAAGCAGACAGTGTGGGACGCCAGAGCCGCCGCAGTCCACATCTTGCGGACCAAGCACGACCTGCTGTTCCGGGACATCGACATCATCATGCGCCGCAACAACTGCGCCAAGCACTCTGTAAAGCGTGCAGAGGCCTTGCTGGAGACAGACCCGGCATTCAAGCGCCGCTACAAGATGGCACTGGAACTCATCAACGAGGGGAGCAACTAGCCCGTGTCGAGCGAAGGCTACATCAAGTTATTCCGCTGCTTGGAGGATAGCCCTCTATGGCTGTCAGAGCCGTTCACCAGGGGGCAGGCATGGGTAGACCTGCTGATGCTCGCCAACCACAGGGAAGGCAGCACATGGAAGCGGGGAATCTTGATAAAGGTTCACAGGGGGCAGGTAGCAGCCAGCGAGAATGAGTTGGCCGACCGCTGGAAGTGGAGCCGGTCAAAGGTGCGGAATTTCCTGAAGTTACTGCAAAACGAACAGATGATAAGACAGCAGAAAAGCGCCGTAACTTCAACAATATCAATCACTAACTACGATCGCTACCAACAGATAAGACAACAGACCATACAGCAGAAAGACATCTCGAAGACAACAGAAGAACAACAGAAGGACAACTCAGCCCTGCAAGGCTCTCAAGATCACGTGCTTACAGAGCCTAAGAATGGAAAGAATGTAAAGAAGGATAAGAATAGTACCCCCCAACCCCCAAAGGGGGAGCAAGGGACTTTGCTCTTGGATGCTGATGAGAGACGCAAAGCGGCGCTGCGGCTTAATGCCCTTTTCCGCCGCAAACCGTCTACCAAGTGGAGCGACAAGGAACGGCGAGCTATGCAGAAGATATGGCCGATTGATCCTGAAGACTTCGCACTCATTGAGCGATATTACACGACAGCAGAGTTTCGGCAGGGTGAGGACTATCGCAGGCGAGACCTGCTAACCCTTCTGAACAACTGGCCGGGTGAAGTAGATCGGGCGCGGGCATGGAATTTAACACATACCCCGCGTAAGGCTTCTTCAGATGCCCCGCCTGTAGGCTGGCAGGCTGAAGTAGCACGCATCTACGAGGGCGCGACAAGCGAACCTCCTGAGTATTGGGAAGGCTTAGACCAATCCATCAAAGACGAGATACGGGAAAGGCTCAGAAATGCCTCTTAAAACGCCCGAGATCAATAGCGCGAGGGTGAACCTGTCTTTGACCCCTCCGACCAATCCTGAAGCAGAACAGGCGCTTCTAGCGTGCTGTATCCTCGCAGGCCGGGAAGCCATAGACGACTGCATCCTTCGCAAGCTCAAGGCAGAGGACTTAAGCGACCGCAGGCATCAGGTGTTGTGGCATGTGATAGAGGCCATGCACCGGGAAGGCTTGGAGGTGGAACTGCTGGGAGTGTTGGACCGATTGGGCAGCACCCTGGTAAGCAGCATCAAAGGCATGGAGCGTGCGCCAGACGCCACCAAGACAGCCCTGCAAGCGTGTGGAGGGATTGAGACCGTCAATAGCCTGACCTCCCTCATTGAAAGCACCATGCACACAACGCAGTGGCTTCGGATCGTGCAGGAGAAGGCCACCCTAAGACGCCTGACTGCCACCGCCGCACAGATCGCATACAAGTGCTGCGCGAGTGGTGGAGAGACCGCAGAGGACGTTCTGAGGGAGGCTACAGCCAGCATCATGAGCCTGGAACACTCCGCAGCCGGTGGGGTGAAGGACATGCGGCAAGGGGTAGCGGAAATGCACGACTACCTGACCACCCGAAATGAACGGGGGAACATGGGCATCGTGTGCAGCGGACTAGACCCACTGGACAAGATCACTGGAGGCATAGACCCCGGCGAGCTTGTTATCATCGCAGCCGACCCGAAAGCAGGAAAGACAGCCCTAGCCCTACGGTATGCGGAAAGCGCACTGTTCCCAGCCGAACAAAGCAGGCGCGTAGGAGTGCTGCTGTTCAGCCTAGAAATGCAGGCAAGAGAGATCGCATTCCGCCTCATCTGTCAGCGCGGGATGATAAATATGGGCCTATTCTTCGAGGGATTCCCCGGCGAAGTAAGCCGATACGAGAGGCTACGTCCAGAGATCGAAGCAGCACCGCTATGGGTGGAGGAAAACAGTGACCTCACCATCCACGACATAAGAGCCACCGCCCGGCGCCAGGTAGCAAGGCACCCTCAAATTCAGCTCATAATCGTTGACCACATGGGCTTGATCCGCAAGCGCGACCCCCGCCAGCACATGCACGACGCCATGACGGAGATCACAAGGGACTGTAAACGCATGGCGAAGGAGCTTAACCGCGCAGTTCTGCTTCTCTGCCAGATGAACCGCAAGAACCGGCAGGGCCATCAAGACGAGGACGAGGACAGCTACACGCCGCCAAGCGCAGCCAACATCGAATACGGAGCGGGAGCCGAGCAGGACGCTAACAAGCTCATTTTGATAGGCCGCAAGAGCGTGAACAAACGGGAGATCATAGTTCCCTACCAACGCGCCGGAGGCTCAGGAAAGTTTGACCCGCTATGGACGCCTTGGTGTGCGCGTTTCGACAACCCCAAGAACAACCATTTGCCATGACAACAACCATAGACACGCCCCGCCTGCTGGCGAAAGAGCAGGCCACCATCGACGCCCTCTTGAGGGACAGTCACCCGCTTGTGCGGCAAGCCTACCAGCAGCTACGCAAGCTACGAGCCGACGAGGCCCGCACCTACTACCACTCCCTACAGGAGAAGGACCAGCGCATAGCCCAACTGGAGCAGATGCTCACCGCCAACCTCACCCACTAACCCACTGACCCCATGAGCAACGCCGCCGCAGCAATGGAGGGGGAGCAATGAGCGCCTACGACCGCTGGCTAAACGAGGGGTTTGATGACAACCACCGAGACCGCTGCGACATTTGCGGCTACGGACCTTGTGAGTGCCCTCCTGACTTCGATGACGACGACTACGACGAACCCGACGAGGCCCTGATGTGGGGTGGAGTCGATGGACCTAAAGATCCTGACTGAAATGAAACACGAAGAATACGGCATCTGCTGGCGGTGTGAATGTGACGCCGACCTAATCAACACCGATAATGGCTTTGTCTGCCATGATTGCTCTCAATCCCTAGCCGATCCCGATGCGTGGGTAGAGACTACCGAGCGCCTGCCATATGTAGGTGAGCCTGTCTGGTATTTCTCCGAATGCTACGGAGTTTGGGACGGATATTTCAAGGGCATAGAGGATGGCGAATGGGTTTTTGGAGGCCACGGCTGCGCTGGTGGCGAAGTATCACACTGGAAACCCCGCGAGTATGGCGACACCGACAAGCCAAAGCCGCCCTATGGGGTGATCTACCGGCGAGGAAGAAACGGACTTCTCTACCTTCATCGAATCCCCGGCGGCACAATCATCGAATCACCGCCTCGATGAAGCGCAGCTACATCAAACGCTCCACAAAGCCCTTGAAGCGCACGCCCATGAAGAAGGTAAGCACACGCCAAGCAAAGAGGCTGAGGACCTACAGGCAGCTCCGCAGGCTGTATCTGGACCAGCACCCGTTCTGTGAAGTCTGCAAGACCGCCCATGCCACTGACATTCATCACAAGGGAGATGGCGAGGGGCCAAAGCGGGGCAGCAACACGAACAAGGTAGAGCACTGGATGGCGGTTTGTCGTCCGTGCCATGACCGCATCGAGAACAACAAGTCATGGGCACGATCCCAAGGCTACCTGACCTAACTTTTCTAACACCATAACTGCTATGACAACAGAGACCAACAACGACGACCGCTGGCACAACCTGAAGAAAGACCCCAACGACCTGCCCAACGACGGCGATAGGGTCTTGATCCACTACGACCGATGGAAACGGCCAGAGTGGGATGTCTGCACCTACGTAGCAGAGACACAGCAATGGAACGTGCCTCTGTATGGGTCCGTTGACCGCCCTGACCACTGGAGACACCTAGACACACCGGAGGAAGCACAATGACCGCCAAAGAACTAAACTCGATAATCGTCGATCTGAAGCCTGACCAGTTGAAATATGGTCTGGAATTAGTCGTGGACTACCTCTGGGAACATGAGAAGCTCACCGCCACCCCAACAGTCAAGGAAAGCTTAACAGTTGCCCCCGATCCCGGCGAAGGCTGGCGGCTGATCGACAAAGAGAGGGACACTCCGCAGGAAGGGGATGAGATGTGGGTAAAGCAGTGGCACGGTTGGTATGACAGGGGGTATCAACGTCAAACAGCGCCATTTGAAGAAGGCACTCACTACCGGCGCCGCGTTGAGGTGGCCACCAAAGAGCCTGAAATCGCCCCTCAGGCCGCTAAAACAGAGGGAAGAGAGGTGGCCACCAAGCCAGCCATTCCCGCTGGCCTGCCCCCTCTGCCAGAGGGTGCTGTGGGACCGATGAAGGGTGGAACGTTCAAGGTGCCAGGCCCAAGGTTCGCTGGATGGTATTGGGAGAAGCGCTTTAGAGACTGGTTCCAGTCAAACGAGCTAGGAGGGAGTGAATCAGACTGCTACTACTGCTTTCCCGCAGACTCCGAGGTAGCACGGCTTAATGGGCTGGGGGAACCGGAACTGACGCTTGTATCAGAGGAACGGGACCGCCTTCTTAAACAATTGGCTGAACTGCGCGACTGGACGGCAGAACAGGACACGCGCCTAAAGCTCCAGCAAGACAAGATCGCCACCCTTACCAAGGAGCGGGATGCGTTGCGCGAAGAGCTAAATGCAGAGCGCATGCGGATCAAAGCCATCAGGGAGGCTATAGGCTCCTTCAACAACGTCATCCATATGACCAATGCCGCGAAGAAGGAGGCATCCAATGACACCAGAGACTAAAGCAAAGGTAGTGGAGGCGCTGCGGCGGGGGCTGGAATGTGCAGCGATGGCAGGCTCGTGGCAGGATAAGAGGGACATTCGGGCAGCACTAGAGGCGCTAGAGAAGGAGGACATAGACGACTTTCTGAACTCCGCCAAGCCCCTCACCCCCGAAGACCTGGAAGAGTTTGGCCGCGAGAACCGCAAGATACTGGACCGCATCAAGAAGGAGGCCCTGTCATGAGCGACATCCTGCCATGCCCATTCTGCGGCAAAACGACGGAGGACCGCGACCCTGACGCCTACCTTCCCGCCGTGGAATTTGTCACATATGAGGACAAAGAGCAGCCGCTCATGCACTACGTCAAATGCAACTGGTGCGGAGGCACCGGCCCGCTCTCAGAGGATCACATGGAGGCGATCACAATGTGGAATAAACCTGCGAGGGCTGAGGGGAAGGAGCCATGACCTGCCACTACTGCACCAACGAAGCAGAGACCACCTTTGCAAGGACTCCGTTTTGCTGGGAGTGTTTACGCCGGTTGTTTGACGAGACAGCCCCACCCCTTATCCGCCATGACCACTGAGACAGCAAAGCCAGCCATAGAACAGTACGACAACGCCCTTAGATACATGGTCCCCTCCAGCAAGGGAGATAGCGTTTACCTGGTCGATCTAGGGGCATACGGAGGCAACGGAATGTGCGACTGTCCCGACTTCCAGTGCAGGCACTCCCCTATACTGAAGACTGGCGCTAAACCAAACGACAAGCTACGCTGCAAGCATATCCGAGCAGCCAGGACGCACCTGACAGACAGGATAATCAAACGACTACGCCACAATGCCAGCCAAGAAACCTGACACACAGCTAGACACCACAGATCGCTTCCCAAGAGAGTCATACTTCAAGAAGAAGCACCCTAAGACATACGACCGGGTGGTGGCGGAACTGGCGGCAGGCAAAGGCCCCTACACCGTAGCCAAAGAATTAGAGGTAGACGTAAGCACCGTCTACCGCATCAGAGAGCGTGAACAGCTCAGCATCCAGACCACAAGGGAACGACTGGCAGAGTTATGGGGCATGGCGTCAGAGATGGGAGCAGAACGGTTGGTAGAGGTATTAGCCGACAAAGAGAACGGACTGAAAGCCGCACAGATACCCATAGCAGCCGCTATAGCAATGGATAAGTGGACCCAGGCAACAGGAGGCGTTACCCATACCATACGCCATGAGAAAGCCCTGTCTCCCGAGGACATCAAGAACCTGATCGAGCAGGCAGCACAGACCAAGCAGGCAGAGGCCATAGACGTAGAGACAGAGGAACCCTAACGCCCAACATGCTACCTGCTGATACCACAACTCCCCGTAACCCCTGTTAGGTAAGGGAAACAGCTAGTCGATTGGAAATCGTGTGTGCCCCAAAAGGGCACCGAGGGTTCGAATCCCTCCCTCTCCGCTCTCTTCAAGCTAAATAGCGGGTCTTCGGCTACCTGAGACAAGTATCGCAGAAGACAGAAAACACCCAGTTTATGCCTTTTTACGTTGTGAAACGCTGAAAACTGATACCATCTGCTACCAAATGGGGAGCATCGTAAAGGTAGAGGGTAGGGCTAAGCCGTGGAGAGTGTACTTTTACACGCCAGAGGGTCAGCGGACGACCAAACACTTCGCCAAGCGCATCGAGGCAGAGGAATGGGTGAAAGAGTTTGCCCGAGAACGTCACTGGCAAGACCTGAAAGTAACTAGCAACGAGCGGATGCTGATAGCAGAGTTGCGGGACGCCTGCGAACGATCCGGTATCAGCGTTGATACCGCCATGCGCGAGACCATTGACAAGGTAAAGGCGCAGGCACCCGAGGAGCTGCCCGTATGGGAGGCAAAGGAACGCTACCTGACAGACTGCGAGCGCCGGAACCTACGCCCCACCACCGTAGAAGGCTACAGAAGGGCCATAGAAACGTTTATAAGCCCCCTGGAAGGCGTCGTGAGTGACATCACAAGGGAAGACCTGCTGCAATGGCTTCTGAAGCGATACAGCAACGACACAACGCGCCACATAGCCCGCCGTTCCCTGCTGGCATGGCTAAGATGGTGTCAGTCTCACCGATACACCGCAGTCGATTGGTCCCGCCCCCTCACATGGAAAGAGACCCTATCGGACGAAACCAGAGTCGCGATCCTTCAACCCGCCCACATGGCAAAGCTACTGCACAACGCACCACGCAAGATGCAGCCAGCCCTCGCCCTGATGGCATTCGCAGGCATCAGACCCGACGAGATAGCCGCCCGCACAACAAAGCCGGTGCTACTCTGGCAGGACATCGACACCCACCGCCGCATCATCCGCATACGTGGAGAGGTCAGCAAGACCCGACGTTACCGGGAACTGCACGAACTGCCCGAAAACATATGGGTATGGATAGAAAAGACCCGCCCCCCTAAACAGGAAGCGGGTCGTGTTCTCTCAACTAGGTATAACGGGTTCAGGAGCGCCCTGCGGCACCTGGTCGGGACTCTGGACCTCCCCCCGCTGACAAAGGACGTTCTGCGCCATTCATTCGCCTCCTACGCATACCATACGCTAGGCATGGAGCACGCAATGGAGGCGATGGGGCACAGCAATGCAAAGACGTTCGCCAAGTACTATAAAGGAGCTGCCAGCCCTACCCTTGCGCGTCAGTGGTTCTCGATCCTGCCGGCAGACGCTCCCAAGCAGTAACAATCAAGCTCCGCACTATCTCAGACTGTGGGGCATTGTAATGCGTTGCAAGCTCCTGCAACTGCTCATGGGTGCGCTCCCCTATCCTCAAGTTGAGGTTCTTCCTCGATAGCGCCCGAGGGTCGGGTTTCGGCCCCCGCTTCTTAGGCTTGCGTTCTGGTTCACTCATCGTAAGGTTCTCCCTGTTAAGTCGCGGCGTTGTGTAACGTCACGGTCTTGATTCCTCGCCCGGCTGGATTGGTCTCCAGCCGGGCATTTTCTTTAGTGCCGTGGCAAAGAAGCACTCTGGCTGTGGTGGGTTGTGATTTCGATGGTCATTGTCCCTCAACGATGCTCCCGCAGTTTTAGTGGGATGCCGTGGCGCTTTGCATAGCGGTAAACGGCAGTCGTTGATAGCCCGTCGGTCTGTGCTATGTCAGCCAACGTGCGCCCCGGCCATTCCGAGCGGCGGCGCTCGAGCGCGAGCTTTAGCTTTAGTCGCTCCTTGGGTTTCTTCCGGTCCCAGCGAAGCGCAGACACGATTGTGATCGCCCCTGTTTTCTCAGGATAGGACGGGCGGCGATGCCAGGAGCTTGCCGGGTCAGCCAGCCATGATTCTAGCGTTGACTGGCTCACGTGGAGCCGCCGGGCGGCCACCGCCTGGCTCACCTCGGCTGCCTCGATGGCTCGGCGCATCTGGCGCTGCCACGAGCGAACGGCGTCTGGGTGAGGCCAGATGTGCTTGGCTAGTTGGCGGCCGCTTCCCATCGTTATTCCTCCGTTGTGTTAGTGGGTTACTGGTGTGCGGGCGTCAGATAAGCAGCCGCGACAGCCTCCGCAAACTCTGCGGGATCGCTGTTCACATGGCCGGGGACAGTCACTTGCCAGCGGTCGGCAACGTCGCCCCTCGAGCCGTCAGCCTTACGAGGCAGGAGCGTGACTTTCATTTCCTTCCCCTGCTGGCGTGCGCTACCATCAGCCACGATGGTTTCCGCACCAGGACGGAATACCCTGAACGGGTGCGAGCCGCCGCCTTCGCTGGCGTATGCTTCAATCTGGTATCCGGTGTTAGTCGTGATCTTCATGTTCGTGATTCCTCAACTGTGTAAGTGTGGTGTGACAAGGCCACCGTGGCCCTGCGGTCAGCCCTCGCAAGTGGAGAGCTGAGGCAGGGTCATCAGTCATCGATACAGCCCCCGGCGGTCACACTCTTCCTCTGTAAGCTGATAGTTGTCGCCGTAGCCGTCCGTGACCTTCTTGTATGACTCGGCAGTGATCTCGTAGACGTGGTCTAGGTCGGCATCGGTGACGTCCCAGTCAATCCAGTTTTTGGCGTCCTGAAGGGCGTCTTCCTTCGTTGTTCCTGTGCCAAATGCGCTACCGTCGAGGTGTGGAATGTATGCGTAGTATTTGCTCATCGGTCTTAACTCCTAATCAATGTATTTGTGTGGCTAGTCTCGTCAGTGGAGCGGGAGCCACCCGCAACCAGACCGGCGCAAGGCCGGTTTCGACATTCAATCCCACCAGAAGCGGGCCTCGATCATATGCAAGCCCCGATGCTCCCGAATCTCATGGCTGAACTCATCGGCATGGTAGCGCCGCGAGAGTCGCTTGAGTTGATACCCCGCCTCAATCACCGCAGCCGCATCAAACGCGCTCCCCTCATAGTAGATCACCAGCGAGCACTCATTGCCAACATACACCCGCCCGTTAAGCGTCGGCGTGCTGTCCAGAATAGCACCAGGAAGCGTCGCAATGTTATTAGGGATGTCATTATATGGATCGAAGCGGGTAAGCACTTCTGCGGCCTCCTGTCGTTCCAGTTGCACGCGAAACCCAAGGCATGAGCGCAGCAGCGCAAGTGTAGCGTCAACCTTGGAGATAGTGGGGATGGTCATTTGTCCGTTCATGGTCTTGATTCCTTTTGTGTTCGCTGGCCTTCATTGGCCCTGCATGGAGCCGCCACAGTGGGCAGCTCGGTGCAAGGTCAAGCGGGCATCAGTCGTAAAGCCCCTCCTCCTCCTGCCGGATCAGGATAAGGTTTTCATAGTAACAGGACTGGCGCTTATCAGCAGCAAGCCGCTCCTGCCGTGTAACAACCCCGAGCCGCTCCGCACGACTGATGTCCATCTCACCAATAAAGCGGATCATCCGGGGCTGTTGCAGCGCCTCCCACAATGCCTTGCGCTCAAAGCGGTTCAGCGTGAATGGTGCACCGATACGGTTTGCGCGCAAGAATTGTTCTAGCGTGCGTCCGTGGATATGGTTGCGGTATTCATACCGGGCTTGCGCCAGCGTGAAGCAGTGCTTGCGGCGTGTGGTCGTGGTCATGGTCTTCATTGGTCTTACTTCCTCGCCAGCTTCCGGCGTCATTGCCTGCTGACAATCGACACTCAACCACACCCACCAAACCCCGTCAACACATATTTTCGCTTTTTCCTCATTTTCCCCCGCAACCCGCATAAACAGCGGGACTTTGACCACTCAAAATTATATCCTTGACATCCACAAAATACCACTGACTCTTTAGGCGAAGCCGAAGAATGAGGCAGAGCCGTCAAGGTAGCGGCGCAAGCCCTGCCGACTCTTACAAGCGTGAGCGCAGAGAGGCAGCAGCCAAGAGCTACCTGCACTCCACTACACCGCAAGGCATACAAGCGTAGCGATACAGGGACCACACCAGGTCAACCAGTAAGACAAGCAACCAATCAGGGATAATAGACATCAACCCATCAGCATACGTTGATATGATCGATCCAATCGCTTTGTGCCTCCCTCAAAATTTAGACTTTGACTAATCAAAATAGATCGACGAATATAAGCTCACGGTGAGTAATTTATCGTTGGCGAAAACATGCACACGCTTGCAAGACGACCCTAAGCCCAAGTGGATCAACGGGATAACAACCCAATGCGTAGCTTTTCGAGAGGGGCACAGTGGCTATTATGTCTAATCCACACGCTTTCAACGCCCCAGGTGCCTCGATCATAGGGGGGAGGGGGTGCGCTTCGTGGGGGGCCTCCGAACCTCTAACTGATTACCGCGTTCACGAAGGAATGGGAAAACACACCTGATAACACTGTAAGGAGTAGAGAGATGGGAGAAGAGATGGCACAGAACATACGGGAAGACGGGATGGTGGAGAAGGTTGAGGGGATGGAGGGAGTGATGTGGGAGCAGGAGTTATTGAAGGCGTTGAAGATTGGGAAGAGCCAGTTGAGGACATTTCGGAGGGAGGAGTTGGAGAAGGGGGTAGATTGGTGGATGGAGTGCAAGACGGGGAAGAGGATGGCTGTTAGGTATTCTGAGGTTGGGGTGGAGAAGGTGCTGGGGGCGTATAAGAAGGGTGTTAGGAGCAGCAGTTTGGGGAAGGGGGAATATCGGACGAAGAAGGGGACGAGGACGAAGGTATTTGTTGAGGTTGGAGGGGTTGAGCATCATTTGCCGAAGACGAGTCCTGTTGTTGAGTTGGGGGATTGGGATTTTGGAGGGGGTGGTAAAAAGGATACTACCGGCGAAGAGGGGGCGAAGGTGGAGTTGTTTATTGGTGTGGAGGGTGAAGCTGATTCCTCTGCGGAGTATGTGGCGGAAGAGACGATAGACGTGCGTGTGAGGCCGATTGCGTTGAGGGTTGGGAAGCTGTGTCCTAATGAGAGGCTGGTGATTGTTGTGGAGGACAGGGAGTATGGGGATGGGGAAGAGCTGGTGAGTGGGAGGATGGTATTGCCGCCTAGGATGAGGGGGTATCTAAGGAAGGTGGGACGGAGGGTGTGGGGGGTTAAGGAGGAAGAGGGGTTGTATACGTGGGGTCCTGGGCCAGAGGGGGTGTAACTTTATGGAGACTACAATGACAGGGCAGAAAATAGTGCGTGTGATGGCTGAGTTTATCGGCGGTCCGGGTGAAGGGAAAACAATGTGGGTTCCCAAAGACACCAGTGCGCCGCGGTTATATGAGATTGTCGAGCATCAGCGGGGTGAATTCATGACGCCCCATCGCCTGATATGCCACGTTTACAAGCGCAAGAAATGGAATATCGAGGGTGTTAGCGGGTGGGAGTATGTGTATTGCAAAACCCGAGAGATGTGCGGCGAGGTGAAGCGATGATAGTGCGCTTTATTGGTGGGCCAGCTGACGGGAAGACGCGTTGCATTGAGATCTTATCCCCGGAGTTGAGGATTCCGCTTCCTATGCCTCCGATTGACTTTGCGGATGAGTCTGTGGATGTCGGGGCGCAGGTCATAGAGACCGCAAGATACATCCTGCGCTGGGCTATGGATTATGAGCAGTCAGGGCGGCGCGAGCCAGTTTACGTCCATGAGTCGTTGTTGAAATAGAAAGAAGTGGTGTGATGCGTAACTGGCTGGAAAACCCCGTAGAGAGTCCCACAGAGGCGCAGAGGCGTGTTTCTGTGCTGATGGAGGTGTTGTATGCGATGGAGCCTGGCAGGGTGTGGGGGCCGAAGGAGATTGGGGAGTGGTGTGGGTGTAAGGCGTATAGTGTTGAGCAGGCTACAGAGAGGGCGCTTGCGAAGGCTAGGCAGCAGGTGGTGAGACGTAACCCGAGATATTTACAGAGACGATGATAGATAAACTACAAGATGCGTTCAGGAAGGCATTAGAGCAGATTTCGGAGCAATATGGCCTCGATGCCGTTCAAGTCGTCTGGAGCCGTCAAGAGGGCACTAACACCTACTCGGGGTATGTTGGAATAGGAAACGCATACGCCAGAGAAGGTTTATGCAGATTGGTAGAGAGTCGGCTACGGCAGGATAACGAAGCTGCGTTTGTCGATGCAGACGAAGAAGACTGATGCCTGTTGAGTGGACACCGCACCCTGTATTCCCTGTTCCATCGCCCGAGCAGTTACGGGCTATGCCGTTGGAGGCTGTAGAGACCGTATGGAGGGAGAGGGAGAAGGCGATACGGCTGGAGCAGGAAGACCCTTATCGGTATGGGGTGGAGTTGGGGCATTGGGAAGAGACAGGGGAGTATCTTGCAAGTTATGATGAATTGCTAATACTTGGCGGTAACAGGTCTGGAAAAACTGAGTGGGCCGCGAAGGCTGTTGTAAAGGCGTGTGTGGAGAACCCCAATACGCTGATATGGGCAATCTCTCAGAACAGCGACATCTCTATCGAGGTCCAGCAGAGGGCGGTTTACAAGTATATCCCTGCTGAGTGGAAGACGCTGGGGAAGGAGAAGAACGGGAAGGGGAACGTCAGCTTCTCTTGGAAGACCGGATTCACGAAAAACCGTGTGGTGTTCCCAAATGGGAGCGAGATCGTGTTCCGCCACTACTCGCAGTATGAGAAAGACCCGACGAGCTTTGAGTCAGGGAAGGTGGGCGCCCCACCCTTGCAGAAGCTCAACTACCCCAACGTAGGGATATGGGGGGATGAGCTGATTCCGTATGAGCTGCTACAGACACTAAGGAAGCGGCTGGCGACCAACAACGCGAAGATCATCATCACCTTTACGCCGATTCAGGGGTATAACGACACGGTAAAGCACTACCTTACCGGGGCGAAGACGATCAAGAAGCGGTATGCGGAGTTAGTGGACAGGGAGGTGGAAGTCCTTCAAAAGCCACTTCGGAGCACGGCGATCATTCTCTACTTCTGGACGCAGGACAACCCTTATGGGGGGTATGACCGGCTGGCGCGAGACCTGAAGTTTGAGAAGCAAGACGAGATCCTTTGCAGGGCCTATGGGATACCGACGCGGCAAATCAGCAACCGCTTCCCGAAGTTCAACCCGAACGTTAACGTCATAGCCCATGCAGACCTTCCGTTTGTGAAGGACAAGGGGTATCCAGTTACCCACTATCAGGTGATCGACCCAGGGCAAAACAAGCCGTGGGTGGTCTTGTGGATAGCGGTAGATGCGGCAGGAACATGGTGGGTGTATGAGGAATTTCCAGATGTCAGTTACGGGGAGTGGGCAGACATGAGTAGAGGGGTGCGAGGTATGCCGGGAGAAGCGGCCAGACCGAACGGGTTTGGGATAGATGACTACGTGCAGACCTTCAGGGCCATAGAAGGCGACACAGAGGTCTTTGAGCGGCTTATAGACCCACGCATGGGAGCAGCCATTACCTCGGCCAAGGAAGGGACGACAAACATCATCCAAGAGCTAGAGGAAGCGGGGCTATCCATCATCCCTGCGCCGGGACTGGAGATCGAACACGGACTACAGGTGATCGACAACCTCCTGAGCTACGACACGGACAAGCCGGTAAGCGCGATGAACCACCCGCGCATCTACATCTCCGACAAATGCCAGAACCTCATCTACTGCATGAGCGAGTACACGGGGAGGCTGGGCAAGGACGAGCCGACCAAGGACTTCATAGACTGCCTGCGCTATACTGCTGTGCATGGGATCGAGTTCGTTGATCCCGAAGCATTGCAAGCAGTGAGCGTAAGCACATGGTAACAGAGACGAAGCCGCGCATCGTAGAAGGTGATGAGCCAGACGTAAAAGAACTGGCCTGCCGGTATGAGAAGACCCTTGTTGACCTTGGCGAATGGGTTGAGCAGCAGCAGGAGAACTACGACGCCCGTTTCTGTTATTGGCCGGGGCAGCAAAAAGACCAACGCAAGAAAGGGACCAAGGCCAAGCCAGCGATACCGTGGGAAGGCGCGAGCGACCTTAGAACCTACGTCATTGACGAGATCATAGGGACAGACACAGACCTGTTGTGCAATGCGGTGAGTCGGTCTCAGGTGACAGCGGTTCCCGTGGGCATGGACGATCACGGCAAGGCAAGGGCGGTCTCCATGTTCATGAAGTGGCTGGTGAAGTCACAAATGGCGGAATTCGAGAGCGAAGTGGAACTCGCGGCGAACCGGCTGCTGCAAGACGGCATCGTCGCCATTGGCTGCTATTGGGAGCAGAAGACAGTCCAGACCAAGCGGGAGATAAGCATAGAGGAGATACCGCCAGAGATCGCGGAGTTTGTGCAAGACCCTGAGATGACTGGGGAAATTACAGACATGATGCAGCGGGTGTCGCCAGACCTGACAAGACGGCAAGCCCGCAAAATGGTGACAGAACTGCGCAACACCGGAAGGACATCTATCCCCCAGCCTACTGTCATATCGTCCCGGCCAGTCATACGGGCGCACGACCTTGTAGAAGAACTGATAATCCCCATCTATACGACCGACATCCAGTTAGCCCCCCACGTATTCAAGAACGAGTGGCTGACTAAGGAAGAACTCGAGTCGAAGGTCATTGACGAAGGATGGGATGAGGACGCGGTAGAGACGATCATCAAGACAGCGAAGACTGGACAGAGCCGCAGCCACGCACTCTACAACCGCCGGGACCATTCAGCGCACGAATGGAGGCGCGGATATGGCGTAGATACAGTCGAAGAACTCTACCATGTGGTGTGTGGATACTATCGGGAAACCGATGTTAACAATTTACCAACAATTTATTATACCATTTTTTGTCCTGACGTAACGACGGACGCCAACAACAACAAAGTCGTCCTATATCACGACATTCTACCCCTGAATCCGGTACGCTACCCCTTCGAGATCATCACGCGGGAGCGCACCAGCAGGCAGCTACTCTCCAGCAGAGGCATACCAGAGGTAGCATTTGCATGGCAGCGGGAAATGAAGTTCCAGCGCGACAGCCGGATTGACCGCACTACCCTTACTACTGTACCCCCAAGACGCCACCCTGTAGGAAGACCCGTTCCAGAATGGGGCCCAGGTGCAGACATACCCGTTCGAAGGGCAGACGAATACGGCTACATCGAAATGATGAGCCCGATCGACCCAGGTTCCATTGAGGTAGAAGCCTCTCTGGACAAGGCGATGCGGCGGTATTTCGGGCACAGCTACGGGCCAGACACAGATGGACAGGAACTAAGGGTAAAGCAGCAGGCCAGAGTGAACCGCTTCCTCAGAGGGGTGCGCGGAGTCTTGCGACAAATCTGGTTCCTCTATCAGCAGTATGGGCCGGACGAAGAGTATTTCCGAGTGCTGGGGAGTCCCGATCCGCAGAAGTTTACCAAAGACGAAGCCAGCGGGAAGTATGACTTCTGGATAGAGTTCGACGTATCCTCCAACGACACGGAGGCAGAGCGCGAGAAGCTGAAGATCATCGGTGAAACGCTACAGGTGCATGACCGGACAGGGCGCAGTAATTGGGATGCGTTCTTGGAAATGTCGCTTGAGGCGCTTGATCCAACGGCGGTTGACCGACTCCTGTTGCCAAAGCAGGCAGCTACGGAGAAGGAGCAGAAGGAGTTCTCGGAGGACATGACGAAGATATGGGCGGGCATGGACATCGACGTTCGCCCGCCAGTCAACGCAGAGTTCCGCTTGCAGCTACTCCAGCAGTATCTACAAGGCAGCGAGACAATCCCGGCCACGGACGTACAGAACCGCTACAACACGGATGAAGCGTTCCGTAGTCGCATAGACAAGTATCAGCAGCAGCTTCAATTCATCATTCAACAGCGCCAGAACGCGGAGACAGGACGTTTAGGCGCACCACCGGGGAACATGAAGTGAACGACATCATAGAGGCAGTAGAGAGACTGAAAGACCATCCCGACTTTATCACCTTCCTGACCTGCATACGAGAGTATCGGGAGCAGGCGATAGGGGATATGAAGCACGACAACTGCGTAAAGGAGCCTGCCATCATGGCGCGTAACCTTGGGTATGTGTGTGCGATGGACACGATTTTAGAGACCGCAGACGCAGCATTGCAGCAAGAATAGGGTTATTGGAGTTATGGGTTAGTGAGGGCTGGTCCTGTGGTGGGGCCAGCCCTTTTTCGTATGGCGGGCATCCTATACTGAAGCCACTCGAACCAAACAGTTCGTGGCGATATGGCATCAGAACCAAATGAGGGCACCGCACCGGCCCCCGATTCCCAACAGGTTGCGGAACAGTTACCAAATTCAGTCGATTCCCTAGCTGCCTTTTTCGAGGCGCAGGAAACGGCCCGGCTGGCTCAGGAAGAGCCTGGAGACACAGGAGAAGAAGAGAGTCCCGAAGGAGAAACTGATGCGGAAGCCGCCACATCAGAAGACCCTGAAGGTTCCTCACTCGACGCCACTGACGAAGAGGAGTCTGACGACTCTGAATCCGAGGAAGAGCAAGAGGACGAGGAAGACCCCGATCTTTCACAGTTCAAGGACAAGGCGAAGCGCAACATCCAGAAGCGCATCGACACCCTGACAGCGCGAGCGAAGACGGCTGAGGAAAAGGAAGCGCAACTGCAACGGAGGCTTGAAGAGCTTGAGAAGCGACTCAACCAGCCAGAGCAGAAGAGCAACCGGCCTCAGAGCGTAGCCGAGCAAGTGGAAAGCGCGAACAGCGTTGACCAATTGCGAGAGATACAGGAGACGGCCAAGAACGCCCTTAAATGGGCGCGAAAGCACCTGCATCAAGAGGTAGTGGAAGTGGGTGACAAGGAGTTCACCCACGAGCAAATAGTGGCTATCTACGAAGGGGCTGAAGAAGCCTTGGAAAAGATACCACAACGGGCGCAGCTACTTCAGCAAGCGCAGCAGGCAGAACAGCTCATCAGCACAGTGATGCCGGGTATCAACGACCCGAACTCACCGGAAGGGCAGTTCTACCAGGCCGCCGTCAACAGCACGCCACAAAGTAAAGCCTTCTTCAACAGCATCCCCAACGGGAAGTATCTTGTAGGGTGCATCCTCAAGGGGAACGAAGTGCTACAGGCAGAGCTGAAAGGCAAGGGCCAGAAGCAGACGGATGCGCCGAAGGCAGAGCCAAAGCAACCGCCGATAGCCCCACGGCTACCCGGCGCAAGCCCCGGTGCAGCACAATCCCGACATGGCAGAAGCGAGTCCAAGGAGCGCGAGCTGCAAGTCCAGGAACTGACAAAAGGTGGGACACTCAGCGAAGACCAACTGGCGGCGTACTTCCAAAAACAGTATAAGTAATGCCTAAAGCAACAAGTTACGATACAGTAGGGAATCGTGAGGATCTGACTGACATCATTTCATTAGTCGCCCCCGAACGCACCCCTTTGTATTCTACGCTCCCCAAGAGCGCAGCGCCCAAGGCGCTTTATCAAGAGTGGCAGGTAGACGGCCTTGACGCCCCTACCTTCCCCGGCGTGGTGGATGGCACAGACCAGACCACCTTCGACAACAAGGCGAAGAACCGCGCCCGAGTCGGCAACCGCGTGCAGGAGTTCCGCGAGCCATACATGGTGACGCGACTCCAGCAGGACGTAGCCACCGCCGGAGTTCCAGACGAATACGGCAGAAGCAAGAGCCGCGCCGTGCTCGACCTGCGGCTGGACATCGAAGCGTGCCTTGGTTCCGACCAAGACATTCAGGTGGGCAGCGGCAGTCAAGAGAGCAAGCTGCGTGCGCTTGGCAAGTGGATTGACTCGTCCAACACCGACATTCCAGAAGTCGCCCGCACGCCATCAACCAGCATCGGAACGACCTCTTCACTGACAGAGACCACATTTAATGCGGTTCTCCAGTCGGCATATGAGGCCAGCGGTTCGGCCAGCAACTACATGCTGTATGCCAACACCACGCTAAAGAAGAAGATCAGCGACTTCCATCGCGTGCAGGTAGATGCGAGCAACGCTCCGAACCCGTATCGTGTAAACGAGAACGGCAAGGAGAAGAGCGTCACCCTCTCTGTCATGAAGTATGACAGCGATTGGGGCATGGTTGACATCGTGATTGACCTATTCCTTGGCCGTTCGTCTGGCGGACCGCTGGACTCGACCTCCAAGGAGCGCGGTTATCTCATCGCACCGGGAATGGTGTCCCTTGGGTACCTCCGCAACCCCGGCACAGAAGAGTTTGAGGATAAGGGCGGCGGTCGCAGGGGCATGGCCTCAGCGGTCCTCACCCTCGTCTGCAAGAACCCGCGTGGACTCGGCAAGTTCGCCTAACTGGAAAGGAGAAGAACAATCATGAAAGTAACACCTCTCTCAATCGAAGAAATGGCGAAGCACGGCTACACGCATATCGTGGAGCTGACGCACGAAGACCTGACTGAAGCCACCGCCGACACGGATCAAACGATTCAGGCGATCAGCGTAAAGGCAGGTCAGGCGGTGACGCAATGCGGCTTCTTCCTTGAAACACCATTCGAGGATGCCTCAGACGCGGCGCTGAACGACACCAAAATCAGCGTAGGCGATACGGACACAGACCGCTTCCTGACGGCAACGCAAGTCAATAAAAACGGCACTGAAGTGATTCATAGCATCACGGCCAACGCCGTTGATACGTTGCCATATGCGTTCCCCGCAGACGACACCATTGACATCACCGTCGAATCCATGTCTGCCAAGAGCCTTGTGAACATCGACACGGGCAAGGTCTTCATCGGCCTACGGATCGTGGACCTTGTGGCGCTTGCAGACGCACGCACGTAATTCCCCGTAAGGGTAGTCTCCCCAACTAAACAGGGGTCAGTCGGCCTACCCCGGCTGGCCCCTTCACTTTATGGAAGTATTCATACCAGAGTTTGAGGGCGAGAACGGAAGCGCCTACATGGATGCGCTTGAACGCGAGCTGAGGCTTGGGATCGAGCAAGAGAAAGTCAACTACGGGTTGAGACAGGCATTGATCCAAGACGAGCTAAGAGGGCAGCAGCTACGGACCAGAGAAGGGCTAGGGCAGTTGTCTATGGTGATCGACGCACGGACCTACTTTCGCTGGCACATGAAGGAACCTGGGTGCTGGCAGGACAAGGGATTCGTTGAGCGATTCAAGAAGGACAACCCTGAGTGTGTGGCACCGCGTCCTGAGATGAAGACCACGGTGTTAGTGGGATGAGCTGCCGAACCGTACCATACTTGAGGCACAGGGCCTCCCTTGTGGGTGACGGAGGGGGAGGCTCGAATCCCTACTACGATGCGGGGGCAGACTTCTACTATGAGTTGTCAGATGCCATAGACAGCAACGGCGGGGCGAACCTCTCCAATACCAACAGTGTAGTATTTACGGGCACGGGGCGCTACGGCAATTGCGCAACCTTTGACGGAACAAACTACCTATGGGATAACACCAGCACAATTGGGCCAGCTTGGGTAGCGGCAGGCGGTCTTTACACGCTTGAAATGCATGTTCGGTTCCCCGCGCTGAATGTGGACTGTGGGCTGTTCAATTTTGTGAGCTTCCGCGACTGCGCATTCATCCGGGCGAGCGGCAACATCGAGATGCGGAGAGGGGATTTCAACGGCTCATCTGGTAGCTACGACACCCTGTCAGCCAACTTCTGGAGCGGGAAGAGTATCAACACTTGGTATAAGCTCACGTTCCAGACTGGATATATTTCAGGGGGGCTGGGAATGCGCATGTATCTTGACGATGTGCTGCTTAACTCAAGCGATGCTGTCTCGCGGGTATCTACAGTGAGCACAGGCTTCAAGATGGGGACAATCGACGCCGGATCATTCCTCATGCGAGGCGATATTGACGAGGTTAAAATCATACTAGGAGCGCCATAACCATGCCAACACACGAAGAAGTCCAAGCGGTCCTCAACCAGCACATCCTGCCCGTCGGCATGGCGATCAACGCCATGAACCAAGCTGTGGCGTCAGTGCTAGGAAAGTACGTGCAGCTCATCATGGATGAGATACAGCACCCAGATGGGACTATCGGGGTGAATGCGCGGGGCATCTACACGCTCGGAAACGAGAAGATGCAGATACAGCTAAACAGCGAAACCCTCATGGCAATTGCGCAGGGGCAAACGCCGGAATGGACGCCACTGCAAACGGAACCAGAGGAACAGACATGAGAGCAGCAATAGCAGTGCTCATGCTGGCGGGGAGAGGGATGTAGAATGAGGGGGTAACAAGCGATGATGTTTCTGAAGCAAAGTACGGCAGTCACAGTAGTAGTGGGTCCAGCGGTGGACAAAGCGGACGCCGTGACCTCAGAGACGGGCTTGTCACCCACTGTAAGGCTATCGAAGAACGGTGGGGCGTTTGCCAACCGTAACGACGCCACTGCCATCTCCCACATGGAGAACGGGTATTACTCCGTTGTCTTGGACGCCACAGACACAGGGACAGCAGGGATACTGACGTTGACGGTAACGGATACGGACGAGCACCTGCACATACGTCAGGACTACATGGTAGTGGCGGGGGCCAGCTTTGACGCCTTTGTCAGCAACGGGCTGAACGACCTGTCTGC